AACAACCCGGCGACGTGCTCAGCGTCAGGCTTCCGCTCAAACTCAAGCGTGTAGTTATTCGGGTGAACGATGTCATCGTCGCCGAGAGCCGCTCCGGCCTGAGAGTTAAGTCTAAACCGGGCGTTAGCAAATTTAGCTTTATACTTCGGTGATCCGGGAACAGTCGATGCCTCAAGCGTCACGATAGTCGTGTCATCAACGAGATTGCCCCGCAGAGCGACCGACATCTTAACGAGCCCGTTATTAACTGACAGAGTGACCTTCGTCACCTTAGCCGACGGAACGCAATGGAATTTTGACCCCTTCTCGACAGCGTAACTCACGAAACCCGTCTCGCGGTCAGCGAGCGAGAGCTTATGCGTGAACGAGCCGTCGCCGTTATCGGTCACTGAGTCGATACCAAATAGCAGAGCCATGAGGAAATTCTCAAGCCCGTCAAAGCGGTAATCAAAGTCAAGCGTAAAATCGACCGCATTTTGAAAAGTCGTGTCGAGATACTTTTCAAACGCCCCGTAAGTCTCATCCTCAACGACCTGATAAGCCGGCTTAATAGCCCCGGCGTTAGTCGGTAGAATGCCCGTGTTCGGCCGGTTTAAATCAGCGACCGAGCCCCAGGCCGAAGCCTTAGCGACGGCCGCCTTAGTTAATCTTCTTTCAATTGCCATTGTCGTGTGCCTCCGTTTTTGATTATATCACCTCAAGCCCCCGGCGTCATAACCCATCGTAATAGCCGGAGACTAAAATCTCAAAACGTAAATCAAAAAGTCCATAGCGGTCAGCCGAGAGAAGCCCGGCATCGGTTGTCATCTCGCCGCCATTTACTATCGCCCCGAGGTCTCGGAGAGCCCCTGAGACCGCTGAGGCTTCAAGTGCCGCCCTCACGTCCTGCGACGCCTTCAAGATGTCTCTCACCGGGTCCGGGCTCTTAATGAGCCCTCGTATTGAGACTATCATTGTCTCATCAAGCGAGTGGTAAGCTCTCTCCTCGACCCGGGTGCTCTCAAGCGCGACCGAGTATCGCGGATAACTCAGCGTCTCTTGAAAGACAATCGCCTGAGTAGAGACCTCGGCGGGCGTAAAGTAATAACCATTTTCTTTCTTGATCGCCTTTAGCGCTGAGACGACCGCGTCGATAACTCTGAGCCTGAGCGGGTCACTCATCTCGGCACCCTCGCATCAAGCATCTGACGCAGTCTTATCGTCGCGGTAGCCATCGCATCCGTAAAGTAAGACGACCCCGGGAGTGTAACTTTTTTGACTAAAAGAAAAAGTAACCTGACACCTGAGTCATTAAGTTTGATACCCTTAGTCGTTTTCCGTTTAAATACCTTAGCGCTAACACGCTGAGCAAGAAAAAGTTTACCGGCCTTAGTTTCTATAAAAAACGTGTCTTTGTAATCAGCCGCCCGACCTCGAGTTCCGCCGAGCGGTATCGTGAGATACTGACGGTTCTTTGGTTCAATCTCGCCTCCGACGTCTTGAATCCGGGCGTAAGGTATCGATTTTCTGCCCTTGACTCCCGTTCCTACCAGAACCTCAGCCCCGCTCTTAGTCTGACTGACTTTAAAGCCGAGCGATGAGAGCAGATGCCCTTTAGCCGACTTAAACCGCTCGGCGCCGAGAGACTTAACCTCATTAATCGCCAGCGGCGCCCAGCGCTCAAGTGTGTCATAGACCCACGAGGTCTGGGTGAGCGCCGTAAACTTTCGCTGAGCCCCTGAGGTGTCGGTCTTAATTCTAATCATCTGAAAACCGCCCGGCGGTAACGCCTCAAAGTTTGTCTCACCTCGGGTAAATATTCATCGTCTTGAATTCGGTTAACTGAGCCGTCAGGGAAACTCATTGAGCTCACGCCCCATGCCCGAGTCCGTGTTTTTTGATACTCAAACGCCACCTGCTTGAGAGCGGCCAGCTTGAGAGCGAGCGGCCAGGTCTGATATCCAGCGCGGTAAGTGACAACGATCTTTGACCCGGCTTTAAAGCCTCGAGAGCGACAGATAAACCCATTCTCGTCTGAGTAGTAATCATTGATCGGCTCGCCATCGACAGAGACCTGAGTAATCTCAATTATCGGGCGCCGGGAGAGGTAAAGTGTCCTGTTACCTGAGCCGGTAAAGTTATCAGTAACGTCGCCGGGCTCTGGCAAGGTCTCAAGGTAATCAGCGATTGAGGCGTTGACGTAATCGGTCAGCGAGGTAAGAACCGCATCGTTCTCGGTAGATATCTCCTCGAGGTAAGCCTTGACGTCGGTGAGAGTTATTAAATAGTTATGCTCATCAGCCACTGCTCTCGACTCCTTAATCGCCTCGTTAATTAGAGGCGAGAGAGAGAGCCGGCTTAGAGCCGGCGCTCCCTCGCCTCATTAGTTTTCTTTTTAACAGCTCGCCTCGACGCCTGAGACGCCTCAGTCTGGACCGCGTTAATAACGACGACACTGAGCCCGGGCATGCCCCGGGCGGCTGAAGCCAGAGCCTCATCCTCAGTCTCGATAAACGATGACGGCGGGATCGAAATCACGCCCCCTCGGTAAGGGATTCCAAACGCCCGACCGAACGACCAGATCTGATACTTCACGGCTTCACCTTAAGGTTTTTTATCAAGACGCAGGCATTGACATTCTCTATCGCCACGTCAGCTCTCATCGAGTAGAAAAACAACGTGCCCTCGAGTTTAGCATCTCGCTGAGGCTCAATCTTAAGGTCGCGGTGAAGCCCGATAATGAGGTTGTTTTTATAGGTGAGTAGGCAGTCTGATCCATCGTTGGTGACGACATAAAAATGCTCACCGACGCCGTGAGGATAGCGGAAAGCTGTCTCAAACTTAATCGTTCCGCTGTCGAGTGTATCTGGCGGATTTTCAGTATCAGGGTCTTGAGTTATTGACTTGACCTTAAGCGTCTCCGACTTATAGCCGATCAACGGGTCGTAAAACCAGATTAGCTGGGCGACTTCAAACCCCCCGGTGTCGCTCACGTGAAGCGTAGTCCCACCGGCCGAGACACCCTCGCCATCCTCAATCTCTGAGACAGCGAGCTCATCACCTGTCGGGACGGGCATATCTATCGGCATGAGCGGAGCACCGATAACCGGCACCCTGCCGAAACTCACCTCTCCACCCTCAACGATTAGCTTATCACCGAGAGCTGTCCCCCGGCTGCTGAGCGCCTCGATGTAGTCAGACTCGACCTCATCGTTCACGAAAAACCGAAAGTTCTCAAGCCCTTTTTTCTTATACGCACCGGGCATGACCTTGAGCGCCTTACCAAATTTGACTTCCCACTGATATGGGGCCGCGGAGTTCTGCTCAGCGATGTAACCAGTGTGGAGCGCAAAGTCTGCGGCTAATCGAGCGTCGAGCACTTGAGCCTGACCCGTGATTGAGTTTGGCTCGTGAAGAATTCGCCATCGCCACCCTGTCCAGAGGTCTTCAAGATCAAGTCTCTCGGCTTCGCTCGAAGCCCCGGGCTCAGATAAATAGTAAGCCCGATCGAGCTCGTTAGATATCTGGCGAGCAATCATCTTTAAGAGATGATCCTTGAAGGCATCACCCTCGGGCGCGTCCTCAAGGTCGTCGTCACTGATTAAAACGGCGCCCCTGACTTTTTTAGCGTTAAGTGTTATCGCCCCAGCGCCCAGCGTCGTGGTGATGTCTGAGGTCATCATCGTTGACTTCGGCTTTAAGACGTTAGAGACAAGCCCGATCGCCCGAATGACTTTCTGCTGTTGAGACATTTTTACCACTCGAGCGCTCGACTTAAAGACTGAGCTGTCGATGATATAATCAAGAAACTTGTCAGACTCCTCGGGTGCAAAGGGAATTGCAGAGACCAGACCTTTAATCAGTCTCGTTTTAGTTATATCGTTATTCATCATCACCTCTCTAACCCAGATTGAATTTTAAATCAGCCTGACTGATTATTTTACTTTAAGGTTCTTGATCAGCACGCAGGCGTTGAGATTTTCAACGGCGACATCAGCGCGGAGAGAGTAGAAGAAGATTGTTCCTTCGAGTTTGGCATCCCGCTGAGTTTCCATCTTGATATCCCGGTGGAGACCGATAATCAGATTGTCTTTATGAGTGAGCAGGCAGTCAGTGGTATCGAGCGTAACTTCAGTCACGGCCTCAGCATCAGTAGCCAGATGGGTGTAGATGAGATTGTCCTTGAGCGTCAAATAATCACCCGCTGCTACCGAATCTACTTCAGCGATTTCCCGCTTGTAGCCAACTTCTTTTTTGTAGATCAGGATTTTATCGCCCTTGGCAAAGCCAGTGGTTGAGGCGACATACAGTTTATTCTGTCCAGCCGCTGAGTTTTGATCAACGGTGCTCGCCCCGCCACCTGAGACTGCATTGGGCAGGTCAACCGGCATCAGCGGTGCGCTAACGATGGGGACTTTCCCGAAGGCAACCTGTCCGCCCTCAAGGATTATCTTATCTCCCAGTGCCGTGCCTCTACCACTCAGGGCATCAACATAATCGGCTTCAATCTGGTCGTTGACGAAGAACCTGAAGTTTTCGAGCCCCAGCTTCTTGTATTTACCCGGCATCTTCTTGAGCGCCTTGGCAAACTTGATCTCCCACTGGTAGGGCGCTGAGCTGTTCTGCTCGGCGATATAGCCGCTATGAAGCGTGAAGTCTGAAGAGCTCCGAGCATCGAGTATAGTCGCCCCGCCGGCGACAGCGTTAGTATCGTATAGAATCCGATAACGCCATCCACGCCAGACATCATAGATGTCAAGCATCGACGCCTCGTCAGGAGCTCCGGGCTCTGACAGATAATAAGCCCCGTCGAGTTCATTAGATATTTGACGGGCGATGATCCCGAGCAGGTGATCGACGAAAGCGTCACCTTCGGGTGCGTCTTCAAGATCATCATCGCTAACAAGTATCGCCCCGCGGACTTTCTTAGCCGACAGAGTGATCAGGTCGTTAGCTAAAGTATTGATGATGTCATTATCAGTGAGCGTTGACTTCGGTTTTAAGACACCGCCGGCAAGCCCGATAGCCCTGACGTTTTTCTGAGCCTTTGTCATCTTCACGATTCGGGCGTTATTTTTAAAAACGCTCTCATCGATAACGTAATCAAGGAACCGGTCGGCCTCCTCAGGTGAGAAGGTGATGGTCGACAGAAGCCCTTTCTTCAAGACTGCTTTATTGAGTAGTTCGCTGTTAGTCATTTTTGTTAGTCCTCTCTAAAAAAACTCGGCCACTTAGTCGTCACGGGTGGCGTAACATCATCACCCTCAAGCGACTTCTTAACGGCCGGTATAGCTTTAATTTTTGAATCGAGCTCCTCAAGACGTTTGCTAACAGACTCAGAGAGAGCCTCGATCGACTTGACGACCTCATCGATACGCTTAGAGACCGCATCGTCGTCAGACTTTTTTTCTTCAGCCTTAGCGGGCTCAGCCGGAGCCGGGGGTGGGTAGCCGTAACCATAAACGGCGTATTTTGTCAGCACCCTCACGGCCTCCTTGATATCATCGGGTAGATCGTCAAAGACCTTCTCGAGAGTCGTAACGGCCGACTTAATCGCCTCGAGCGTCTGAGCGTCAAGACCTTTAAGCCGCTCGACCGCACCCTCGGGAGTCTCAATCATTTTCTCAAGCTGTTTTAGTAACTCATCCATGAAAGCCTCCGATTTTATAACAAGGAATTTTCGCCGATTAGCGGGGAGGTCGACGAGTGAGACCTCATCGATTGAGAGGTCAACGAGTTTTCTGGCGTCTTTTGTTTTTCCCATCACGCGCTCACTCTATCTCCCGAGCTAACCTTCCAAGTGAATAATCTCGACGTCGAGCGGGCTCGGTGAGTGAGCGACCCTCACGTCCGCTGATATTCTCCACCCGACCACCTGCTTTTGTCAAGCGGTCGGTTCAACGTAAGCGTAACCAGCCATCGAGAGACCTGTAATCCTGCCCTCTTTGATAGCCTGCCAGAGCTCGGGGTCAAGCACTCTGAGCGTCATAAGCCATGAGCCTTTTTTGACCACCTCGCCGTTGAGCTCAAACGTCACCGGGGCGATGTAGTTTTCAAGTAACTTGACCGATTTTAGCGGCTCGCCTGAGTGGTTGAGTTTAAACTTCGCCCCGGCCTCCATAAAGTGGTAACACGCATCTCGGATCTCATCAGCGTCAGTATACTCGCCCTGAGCGTCGACCTTCTCGGGCTCATAGACGACACCCGTCACGATGTGCTCATCGCCATCGCCAGCCGAGCCCTTGAGTAGTTTCACCTCATAGGATTTTAGCTCAGCCTCTTTTTTTAGCCTGAACGGGTAGTTAGTGATTAACAGCTCAGAGTCTTTAACCACGCCGATCTCTGGTTGCCAGATACGAGGCACGTCAATCTCTTTTAAGATATAGTCTTTAAAAAGCCGCCGGTTGTCAGGCGTGTCATTTAAGGTGATCATAAATTGACCTTTAATCGACTTAACCGCCGAGGCAAACTCAGACACGTCAAAACCGAAATCCTTGCCCCCCCACTCGTCAGGATAAGGTGGGTCAAGGAAAAAGAAGGTCTGCTTTGAGTCAAACTCTCTGATCACGTCTTTATAGTCGCGGTTTAAAATTTTTGTATTTTTGAGTCGCTCTTTAGCCTTTAACAACCTGTTATAATCAGGCTCGAGGCTATGACCCGCCGCTCGCCCGGGTGAGAAGGCTGACTGAGAGTTTCGGTAAGAGGCTTTTAGCGTGTAATAGAATCGATAAAAACGCTCCTCATCTGAGGCTGGTTTTGTCTTATCTGCGATGAGCTCGTTAAACTTTTTCCTTCGACTGATCCAGTCAAACTTCTTAAGTCGCTCGATTGACTCTGTCGTTAGTGACTTGATAAACCGGTAAGCGAAGGCAACCTCGGGATTTTTGTCATTTAAGACCTCGACCTCGCTCGGATCTTTTCGCCAGAAAACCGCCGCCCCGCCGGCAAACGCCTCGACGTAAGTCCGGTGATCAGGAATGTTTTTTACAATCATCCCGGCGATAAACTTTTTACCCCCGCCGCCAGGCGACCCAAACGGCTGAGCGACGCCCTTATCCACGTCAGTCAGATGATAAAGACCTCGTTTAGTCAGTTTAAAATTAGCATAGAGGTATTCCCAGGCCGTGTTATGCTCACGCTGACCAGGCTGATTTATCTGCCGCTCGACCTTATAACGTTTGACATCCCATGCGGCCGGCGCCTCTTTGATTTTTGAGCCCGAGCTTAATAAGAATTTTCCCTTAACTGATTT